ATTTTAGCAAACTCTTGTACCCATAATTCACTAAACATAGTTTGATATTGTGACATATCATAACCTTGATGATCTAGATATTCCCAAGATTTTTGTCCGATATAATTTCTAAAATCTAAGAAATCATTATCTTGCATTAATTCTGTTGAATGGTATGATCTTCCAAAATCACCATATTGTTTTATATATTTTTTTTCTCTATTTCTAGCATCTTTAATATATTTATTGCTAGCTTTATTTAAAGATTTAACAAACTCTGGTTTTTCTTCACTCCAAATAGTTGTGCTAAAATAATTATTTATGTACATTATCTAAACGGCCTCCCTATATTCCATACGACTAATGAGTATCGTGTGCCTGATGTTACGGGTTTTACTCTATGCCAAACGAACGAGGGAAATATTATTATTGATCCTTTGGATAAAATTTCTTTACATTGTATTCTATGTTTTGATTCATCTCTCATGTGTGGATCATAATTTCTAAAATCAAATTCTAATTCACCACCTTTATATTCTGATCCATCTGTTAACTGACATGTCATTGATAGTTTTCTTATCATACCATGATCTACTGCACCTGGTCTATCATAAGGTTTATCCCAACTATCACAGTGCCAATCATAATATTGATTTAATTTGTATTTTGTAAACTGGCAAGATTCAGATCTATTCCATTCAAAATTCCAACCAGCTTCTCTGTTTGCTTCATGCACATATGGATGTAATTCTTTATATATCCAAGTATCATCTAGCCAAACTAAATCAGAGTTTCTTTTTCTTTTTAAATCTAATACTTCTTGTTTATTTAATTTTTTATCACCATAACCACCTGTTCTAGCCATAACTTCTTTTTGTTGTAATGCATATTGTATTACATCATCACAAAATTTGGGTGTTAATGCAGATTTAAAATACCAATAATAATTAGATATATTCATATGTTATTGTTTGAACAAAATTCAAACTATCCCTTTGTGTATTTGTTATATAGTACATACATGTTGAGGGAAACATAATAAATTTATTATTTTCTAATTTAATATCCCAGCTTCTACCTTTACGTCTATTATCTTCATAATGTATTCTAACATTACAATTACTAACTTTAACTCCATAAAGAAAAGTAAAGTCTGGTGAGTTTCTAAGATCTACTGGATCAATATTTAATAATGGAATACTAGTCTCATTTGGTTTATATATATTACCCCAAGTAGATTTATTTATTAAAGTTCGTCCATAGTTAAGATTAAAATGATCTCTCATATAAGTATTAAGCATATCCCAGTTTTTTGAGAATGGAAAAGGTGAATCTGTAATATTAGATTGTAAAATATCCGTGCTTAATTTATCTCGATCTATTTCAAAATTTTTTGGCATAGCAATGTCACCATGATACAATGCTATTTCCGACAATGTATTTTTATTCATATACCTATCTATTATACACTCCTATTATAAAAAGTCAATGTTTTTGAGAGGTATATTTTATTATGCTTTTGAATCTGATAAGTCCCAAGATTGATTATCCTCGTTCCAAGAATAACTCCATCCATGAGTATCAGCTTCATTTTGTTCTTCCTGTTCTGCAGTTAATGCTGGTGCATCACCAATTGGTGATTTCCAACTTGCAGTTGCAGTATCTTTTACCCAAGATGCATACGGTTTTTTAGGCCAAAAGATATTAGTATCTTCGTCCCAAGAATAGCCTATACCAGCGTAATTTCCTCTAAATGCTTTAGAGTCATCACCTGAATTATGTTTATTTCCTAATGTATTATAAGAAGTCTGGATCCACATTTGTGCAGGCCAGTTATTGTGCCTTTCCAAATACTGTTGACCAACAGCTTCATCTTCAATACCATCAGCATTAAGCATGTCCTTGTTATCAAGTGTTAGAACTTGAATAACTTTACCGTTAGCTCCTAGTTTTGCAAAATGTGCCATGTTTGTTTTCTCCTATTTATTTATTATTTATATTTATATCTTATTATAACTATACCGCTACCACCTGCTCCGCCACCATTATTATCAGCGGCACCACCACCACCACCACCAGTATTAGCTGTTCCTGCACCTGCAGCAGGACCTGGATAACCGCCACCAGCACCTCCTCCTCCAGGACCAGGATTTCCATCACCTGCAGGTGCAGTTGATCCTCCACCTCCACCAGCATAAATTGTTGGCGAACCATTAATACTTGTTGTTGCTCCAGCACCTCCATTACCACCACTACATGAACTTCCAACTCCACCAACAGCTGTTGCACCACCACCGCCACCTCCAGCGGCAGTAGGATTACTACCTCCTCCGCCATCTCCACCATCATTACCTTGTGGAGGGCTTACAGGGGGAGTATTACCACTTGCTCCACACCCTTGATTGCTTCCTTTGCCACCACCTCCGCCTGATCCACCAGCAATAGAGATAACTGCAGGTCCACCTTCACCTCCACCTCCTCCACCACCAGCAGATGTTATTGTTGAAAATATTGAATTTGAACCACTATTACCTACATTTGGACTTGTTCTAGAAGCACCTCCTGCACCGACTGTTATTGGATAAGCTGATAATTCAGCATTTATATTTCCAGCACCATCTAAAGGACTAGCTGTATAAGGTGTTACAGGAGATTTGTCTTCTCTAAATCCACCAGCACCACCACCTCCTGCTCCTCTTCCACCAGCATCACCACCAGCGCCACCACCTCCTACTACCAAGTAAGAAAGTTGGTTATTTGCTGAAGTACTAGCTAGTGAAGAAACAGTAAAAGTACCTGGACCAGTAAATGTGTGAATTTTGTCATTACCAGATTCGGTAATAGTTCCACCTGTTGCAACCACAAAAGTTTCTGTAATATCATCATTTGATCCATCGGCAAAAACTTGCCAGCCCTCTGTAGCATCTACATAAATAAAAACTGCACCTGCATTATTTTTAGCTAATTTAAAATCATCAGTTGATCCTCTAATGTTTGATCCATTTCTTGCAACTGTACAATTAGCTGTTGCAAAATTTCCATCGTAATCTTTTATATAAACAATATTACCAGCAGATGGTGATGCTGGAAGTGTTGCTATTACTGCACCGCCTCCTGTATCTACAAAATACCCTTCGCCATTTACAGCTGTAAAATCTCCTGTTTTAGGAGTTGTCTGCCAGTCAACAGCTCCTGTTCTACCAAAACCTGTTTGTGTTCCATTATTTGTTATTGTTACACCAGCAGGAATAGTAAACGTATCTCCACTATCCCCAAGTGTAGTTGTTCCGCATGCTGTTTTTGGACTAATTTTATTTACTTTTAATTCACTCATATGTTACCTATTGAAATTTATATCGTATTATTACTATGCCAGATCCACCTGCTCCGCCAGAGTTTCCTGCTCCAGCACCACCGCCACCACCTGTATTAGTTGTTCCTGCTGTTCCAGGACTAGATCCTCCAGGATTTCCATTACCTGCACCACCACCGCCTAATCCACCTGTTCCGCCTGGAGTTGGTGCACATACATTTGTTCCTCCACCACCGCCTCCTGCATAATATCTAAATGATCCACAAGGTTGTCCATTTGAACCAAATGCAGTTGGAAGACCAGCACCTGCTCCACCTGGACCAGCACCATTAGAAGTACCTTGTCCACCTGGACCTCTTGCATCATTACCTACAGCTGTAGCACCTCCACCACCGCCTGCACTTGTATCTTGATTAATACCATCATAACCTCCACCACCTCTATTTCCTTGTGGTGGACTTACTGGAGGTACGTTTCCATTAGCAAGAAGATTTACTCCACCTGGATTATTATAATGATTATTTGGGCCAGTAGATCCTGGAGATAAGTAAGTACCTCTAGTTCCACCTCCTGAACCACCTGGTAAACCCTCTGCATAGCCAGGATGACCTCCACTTGGATAAGTGGCACTTGGGCCAGAGGTAGGACTTCCTCCAGTTGCTCCACCACCACCGCCTGCAGATGTAATTGAACTAAAAATTGAATTACTTCCAGAAGTTCCATTTGCAGTACCTGGATGAGATGCTCCTGCTCCACCTCCTCCAACTGTTATTGGAAAAGCTGTTGCTGTAACAGGCACATTTGCGGGTGCTGCTAGAGGTTTAGCTGGATAAGTTACTGGTGCCAAACTTGGAGAGGCAAATCTAAAACCACCTGCTCCTCCACCTCCACCTTGACTACCACCAGCACCACCACCACCTGCAACAACTACATATTCTACCGAATTTGAACCTGCTGAATTACCTCCATTTGAAACACAAAAAGTTCCAGGACTAGTAAATGTGTGAACTTTATAATCACCGCAAGTTGCAATTGAGCCTCCTGTTGCCGCAACAAATTGAGCTGTAGGACTTTCACTTTGTAAACCTGAATCAGTTACTAACCAACCTCTTGTTGAATCTATAAATACTAATGTTATTGAAATACCCTCTACGTCTATGATTGAATTAACTGTTGAACCTCCAATTTTATCTGAACCATTTTGAACTAATGTAAGTGCTGCAGTATTAAAATTATTTCTATAATCCTTAAAACCAACAATTGCTCCTGCAGTACCTGCTGGAAGATTTACTGATATTGCTCCACCATTTGTATCTACAAAATATCCTTCACCAGCTGCCGCTGTAAAATTAGATGTCTTAACTGTTGTTTGCCAATCTACAGCACCGTTTCTTCCAAAACCTGTTTGTGATGCACCTGATGCAAGAGCAACAGTATCACCACTTGCACCAATAGTTATTGTGTTACTAGACTCTTTTATAATGTCTGCCCCACATGTATTTTGTATTGTATTTACTTTAATTGTACTTGTCATATGTTACCTATTGAAATTTGTACCTTATTATTACTATACCTGAACCACCTGCTGCACCACTTTGTGACGTACCACCTGGGCCATATCCTGCTCCGCCTGCTCCACCACCTGTATTAGCTGTTCCAGCAGTGCCTGCTGCTCTTGCACCACCTGCACCTCCTCCACCTGTTCCTCCTGCTCCAGCAGGAACATCAGATCCTGATGGTTCTTTACCAGCAGCACCACCGCCACCACCAGAAAAAGAGTTTGGAGAACCATTAATACTTGTTGTTGCACCTGCACCTCCAGCCCCACCTGCAGATGGACTAGCATCTGCTCCAACAGCAGTTGCTCCACCACCACCGCCAGCTCTATAAATATAAGGTGCACCTGGACCACAAGTGCTTAAACCAAAACCTCCAGGATTTCCCTGTGGAGGGCTTACTGGTGGTGTGTTACCTGTTCCTTTTTGAGGTGGACTTTGACCTGGACCTGGAACTGTTGGACCACCGCCTCCTGACCCACCATCCCCTGCATTTTTTCCACCACCAGCAGATGTTATAGTTGAAAATATTGAACTTGAACCTTGTGTTGCTGCACTTGTTGGTTGCGGAGGAGCACCTCCTGTACCACCTGCCCCAACTGTAACTGGAAAACCTGTGGCTGTAACTGGGACACCTGTTGTTGCTCTTAAAGGTGAACCTGTGTAAGAATCATTTACACCTAATCCTTCTCTAAATCCTCCACCACCTCCGCCTCCAGTTGATCCTGGATTACCTTTATCTGTTCCGCCACCACCTGCGACTACCATGTAAGAAACTGTGTTAGATCCAGCAGAATTACCTGCACAAGATACACAAAATGTTCCAGGTGAAGTAAATGTGTGAACTTTAAAATTTGTACAAACTGTAGTTACTGTTCCTCCAGTTGCTGCAATAAATTTAGCACCTTCAGTATTAGAAGTTGAATCATGAATATCTATCCACCCTCTTGTTGAATCTGTAAAAATTAAAGTTACTGATTGATTTTCTGTTTCTAAAACTGAATTAGCAGCTATACCACCAATTTTATCTGAACCATTAGGAACAAGTGTAACTGCATTTGTATCCCAAGTTTTAGCATAATCTTTAAATGCTACAATAGATCCTGCACTTCCTGCTGGTAAATTAACTGTAATAGTTCCACTTGTAGTATTTAAAAAATAACCTTTTCCATCTGCTACAGTTAAAGGTGAATCTGAATTAGTTTTTATTGATGTTATCCAATCAACAGTACCTGTACGACCAAATCCTGTTTGACTAGCACCACTTGCTAATGCAACTGTTTTACCACAACTACCTAATGTTAAGGTAGAACCACATTGCACATCTACTGTATTTACTTCTATTTTACTCATTATACTATTACCAATGTTCCAGAAACTGTAACAGTTGCAGCAAATGCTACTGGTCCTGCTAATACTGCGTTTCCTTCAATTAACATATTTTCATCCATTGTTGATGCATGTTCAAATACATCTTCAG